CATGCAACAGGCCCAAGACCCTCTCATCCAGATGCAGCAACAAGAGCTACAGTTGAAGTCACAAGAGCTACAGTTGAAAGCGAAGATGCACGAGGACACCATGCAGGTCCGACTGATCGAGCAGCAGGTGAAGAAGGAGCTAGAGGACGCCCGTCTGAAGGCTCAAGCTAATGTCGAAGGCGCAAAACTAGGCGCTAAGATCGCTTATGACAAAGATAAGCTACAGACTGAAACTCGTATCGCTGGGACGAAGATCGGTGTTGACATCGCCAAATCCAAAGACCAGCTGCAAACTCAACGGCACGTCGCCGCACAAAACCGTCAGGCACAAACCTTCCGCAAGGAAAAACCTAAAGGAGAATAATTGTGGACAACCTATACCTGTCCTTCGTCGAGTATTACAAAAAGACGCTTCGGGCAGAGCTAAACCAGTTAGCTGATGATCTCGCATCAGATAATTGCCGCACGATTGAGGAGTACAAGCACTACACGGGCCGCATCCGCGGTATCGCGTACGCCGAAAGTGTTTTCGAGGAGTTGGTCAAACAACTTCAAGAAAAGGAGTAGTACCAATTTTTGGTACGGTCGTACCAGTTTTTGGTACGTTTTTACGACGCAAGTCGCTTTAGGAGTAATAGATGTCTGATCTAATCCTGCCCCCTGAGGGGCTAGTTCTACCACCGGGTGTAAAGAATCCGGAGGAGCAAACCCAAGAGCAGAAGGCTAAGCAGTTACCAGAACCAACCGGCTACAAGATGCTTGTTGCACTACCTGATGTTGAGGAGGCATTTGAAGGCGGCATTCTGAAAGCCGACGTAACTCGCCAAGCAGAAGAAGTAACTACTGTTGTCGCATTTGTCATCAAGATGGGTCCGGACTGTTATAAGGACTCGGCTAAGTTCCCAACTGGCCCTTGGTGTAAAGAAGGTGACTTCGTTATTCTTCGCGCTTACTCAGGTACCCGCCTTAAGGTGCACAACAAAGAGTTCCGTCTCATCAATGATGATTCGGTTGAAGCTGTAGTTCAAGACCCGCGGGGCATTAGTCGTGCAGGGTAAAACAGAAGAAGTATTTCCAATCGGTGACGATTTGATCTGGTACGAAATGCAGATGGTAGTCCGAGATTTTGACAGTCTTAAGTGGCGTGTTGAGAAGTTAGGCCGCCAGATGCAACAAAACTACCAGAACCATAACATCATAAACGATGACCTATTGAGACGGGTTAGCGCACTCACGGCAGAACTTGCCGCACTTAAAAAGGAGTAATCCATGCCTAAAGAAGACCAAGTAGAGTACGAATTAGACCCCATCGAACCTTTTGAGGCCGGTGGTCAAATTGAGGAACCAAGCAATGATGAGGCTGAAGTCGAGATTATCGATGACACCCCAGCTCAGGACCGCAACAAGAAACCCCTGAACAAGAACCCGGAACCGACTAAGGAAGAGCTAGAAGCTTACTCCGACGGCGTTAAAAAGCGCATCAATGAACTGCGTCATGGTTACCATGATGAGCGTCGCGCCAAAGAAGCCGCCCTCCGGGAACGAGAAGAACTCGCCGCATTTGCTCAGAAGTTGTTGCAAGAAAAGCAAGAACTGCAAAAACGGTACGCAGCTGGTGAAGAGTTCGCCGTATCTCAGTTTAAGGAAAAAGCTGTTATCACGCTTGAGTCCGCTAAGAAGCAGTATAAGGATGCTTTCGAGGCTGGCGATGTAGAAGCGATGGCTACCGCACAAGAACGAATGATGGAAGCGGCCCTTGAACGCAAGAAATACGAAGAATGGCGGCCACAACAGTTGCCAAACGACGAAAATTATGAAACTATTCAGTCAGTTAAACAAACACGCGCTGAAGCACCGAAGCCTGACCCCCGTGCATCGACATGGGCAGAAGACAATAAGTGGTTCGGACAAGATGACGAGATGACGGCTTTTGCCTACGGTGTACATGACCGACTGGTGAAGGCAGGTGTTGATCCTCGCGTCGAACCTGATCTTTATTACCGCAAGATTGATGAACGGATGCGGGAAGTATTCCCGGATAAGTTCGAGGCTTCTCCAAAGCCTATCAGTAAAAAACCCGCTACCGTCGTGGCTGGTGTGTCTCGTACACCCAACTCGTCAAAAAAGGTAGTGCTCTCTGCATCACAACAACGTGTTGCCAAGCGGCTCGGGCTAACGCCGCAGCAATATGCACAAGAACTCGCCAAACTGGAGGCGCAAAATGGTTGATAACCAAACCCCAAAACGCACACCTCGTGCCCTAGAAACCCGTGAGCAGGACGCTCGCCCAAAGACTTGGATGCCCGCAAGTACCTTACCGGTACCGCAGGAACAAGAGGGTTATAAATTCCGTTGGATTCGTCGTTCGATGCTTGGACAAGAAGACCCGACAAACGTCTCGAAGAAACGTCGAGAAGGTTGGGAACCAGTACGATCGGAAGATCACCCGGAATTATCTTTGTATCTCGACCAGAATGCCCGTACCTCTGGTTTGGTTGAAGTTGGTGGTCTGATTCTGTGTAAGATGCCGTCTGAGATGGTTCAACAGCGTAATCAATATTACGCCAAGGCTACTCAACAGCAAGCTGACGCAGTAGACAACAACTTCATGCGTGAAAATGATCCGCGAATGCCACTCTATAAAGAGAAAAATTCAAAGGTTACATTTGGTTCTGGTTCGTAAGAGCCGAAATTTCTTAATTTAAGGAGCTACATATGGCTGCTACTAGCACTCCCTATGGCCTGAAGCCGGTTAATCTGATCGGTGGTCAAGCCTTCAATGGTGGTGTAATTCGTGAAGTGAAGTTGTCTACGAATAACACTGTCGCTTTCTATACCGGTGATCTGATCCAACTGTCGTCGGCTGGCAACCCGCAACCTCTGGCTGCTACCATTACTACTGGCACTACTGCTGGTGTGATCGGTGTATGCGTAGGTGTTTCGTACGTTGACCCGAATCTGAAGTACCAAGTGTACGCTCAGACGCTTCCAGCTAACGCCATTACTGGCGGTTACACCAATGTCACTATCCACGTTTGCGACGATCCTGATCAGCTGTATCAGATCCAAGGTTCTGCCGCTTTCGGTACCCTGACCAACGGCGCTGCCGGTGCGATTGGTAAAAATGCTGCTCTGGGCAACTTCGGTGGCAACGCTACGACTGGCCTCTCGACCGTAAATCTGGTTGTTGGTGCTAATGGTGGCTCGCTGGCCTCGACCGCTACGCTCGCTATGCGCGTAGTTGATGTTGTTACTGCTACGGCTGGTGACGCATATCCGGACCTGATTGTTAAGTTCAATCAAGGTGCTCACTCGTACTACTTCGCCACTGGCGTATAAGGAGCTAATAAATGGCTATTTCTCGTTCACAACTACTTAAAGAGCTGCTCCCCGGCCTAAACGCGCTGTTCGGTATGGAATACAAGCGTTACGGTGAGCAACACAAAGAGATCTACGAAACCGAAACCTCGGAACGTAGCTTCGAAGAAGAAACCAAGCTGTCTGGCTTTGGCACGGCTCCGGTGAAGACCGAAGGCTCGGCTATCGCTTATGACAATGCTCAAGAAGCCTTTACCTCGCGCTATACGCACGAGACGATCGCTTTGGGTTTCAGCATCACTGAAGAAGCTGTCGAAGATAACCTGTACGACTCACTGTCGTCGCGTTATACCAAGGCTCTGGCTCGTTCGATGTCGTACACCAAGCAAGTTAAGGCTGCAAACGTCCTGAACAACGCTTTCAACAGCGCATACAAGGGTGGTGATGGTGTAGCACTGTGCTCGGCTTCGCATCCTCTGGTCTCGGGTGGTGTTAACTCGAACGTCCCGGGTGTTGCTGCTGACCTGAACGAAACCTCGCTGGAAGATGCCGTGATTCAAATCGCTGCATGGACTGACGAACGTGGTCTGCTGATCGCTGCTAAGCCGAAGAAGTTGGTAATCGCTCCGAGCAATATGTTCGTTGCAACCCGCGTCCTCGAAACTGAACAGCGTCCAGCAACTGCCGACAACGACATCAATGCTCTGAAGACCAACGGTTCGATCCCAGAAGGTTACACTGTTAACAACTTCTTGACCGACCCTGACGCATGGTTCCTCCTGACGGATGTACCTAACGGTCTGAAGCACTTTGTCCGTACACCTCTCTCCACACAAATGGAAGGTGATTTTGATACTGGGAACGTCCGATACAAGGCTCGCGAGAGATACTCGTTCGGCTGGTCTGACGCTCTGGGTATCTACGGATCACAAGGGGCGGCTTGATAAAAGCCCTGTAGTATAAGGCTTTGGGAGACCCCGCTCACAAGGCGGGGTTTTCTTTTATATAAACTTTATACCAGTCGTTGACAAAACATCCCACATACCTTATACTTGGCGTTATCAATTAAGGAGTATGTATGAAAACGTTCAGCGAAGTAAAAGCGCAATTTCCACAAGACATACAAGATCGGTATGACTTTAGTAACGCCGAATACACAGGGGCGCTGGAGCGTATCAAGAATGTAATTTGCCCTGAACACGGTGTGTTCTCACAATACGCCGCTCAGTTTCGCAAAGGTCGTGGCTGCCCTGAATGTGGAGCTAATGCACGTACTAAATCTCGGAGAACTCCTGCTGAGGACTACATCGACAAAGTAACTGAAGTGCACGGTGGTAAGTATGACTACAGTGATATTGGATTTGTGAGAATGAATGCACCAATCACTGTTATATGCCCCGAACATGGAAAATTTACTATTAGCGCAAACCATCACTACTACCGGAAGCAAGGATGTGGAAAGTGTGAGACCGAGGCTAAACGGGTTCGTATTGTGCAGTACCGTCACTTAAGTGCTGACGCAAAGATTACTAACACCGCCAAAGGTTTCTTCGATCGATGTATGGCAGTTCACGATCACAAGTATACGTATCCAGAGCAGGAGTACAAAGGAGCTAAACAGAAACTTGTGGCGATATGCCCCGTACACGGGGAGTTTGAACAAGCTGCTTGGGCGCACTTGTCAGGTAAGGGCTGTGCTAAATGTGGTGCCGCAGATCCGAAATGGGAACGTGATATATACGCAATCACTACAGGTTTAGGGTTTGAAGTAGTGCGCTCTGCACCTGTATTAGATGGTAAGCACATCGATCTATACATCCCTGACCGAAAGATCGGTATCGAACTACATGGGCTTCGCTGGCATACCGCCAATAAACGTGGGGTTAGTTACCATCGTGATAAATGGGTTTCGGCTAACGCGCATGGTATTCGATTGATTCAGGTATTTGAGGATGAGTGGGCGGAAAAATCTCATATTGTTCAGAATCGGATTGAAGCGGTTCTTGGCGTATGTAGTAAATATGCCGCACGCAAGTGTCAGGTAGAATCGTTATCCGCAACCGAAGGGCGAGCGTTTTTAGAGGCGCACCATCTACAGGGTTCTGGTAACGCGTCGGCTTACTACGGGTTATATAAGGATGGTGTATTGCTAGCGGTCGCCTCATTTTGCCCATCAAGATCAGGGGCCATGACAGGAGCGAAAAAAGAAGGTGAGTGGGAGGTACTACGATACGCATCGATCGGTCGGGTTCAAGGTGGGTTCTCGCGACTATTCAAACAGTTCCTACGCGATACTAATCCGTCGAAAGTTATCAGTTATTGTGATTTGCGATATGGAGATGGGCGTTTATACGAAGCCGCGGGGTTTATGCTTGACTCGATCACAGAGCCAGACTATTGGTGGGTTCCCGCTGGTAAAGTCCAACGCGTCCCACGGTATGTAACACAAAAACATAAGCTAAAAACACACCCCATATTGGCGCAATATTTCTCTGAAACCAAGACCGAAGCGCAGATTTGTGCAGGGGCGGGATGGGAGAAAATATTCGGTGTAGGGCATCAAAAATGGATATGGATGAAAACCGTTGACAAACCAAACACCTAGCATATAATCCAACCATACCCGGGACTTACTTTACCCCATACGACTGGCCCGGCAGACGTTATAGAGACTTATGGGGATGAGCTATAACTCAGGAGTACTGCTATGAGCCGCACGACGTTTTCTGGTCCAGTCAAATCGGACAATGGTTTTGAAGGTAATGTGGTTGGTGGCGTTGCTGGCGCTGTTGCTGCTACTACGCTGAGCGCTTCGGGCGCTGTAACGATGACCCTGCCTACTACGGACCCTGCTGTTGTTGGTCAATTGTGGAACGATACCGGTACGGTTAAAGTTTCTGCTGGCTAATCTTTCTTCTTGAAAGGAGCCAAGCATGGCTATGCAATATGATGTAAAGGCCGCGGAGGTATTGACCTCCGGTTCGGTCTACGGCGCAAGAGCGCGTATCAAAGGTCT